AGCGTGGACCAGCCGCGCTGGGACGAGACCAAGATGAAATATCTCATCTTCCAACTCGAAGAGTGCCCAGATACCGGGCGCCTACACTTTCAGGGTTACTGCGAATTTACCCAACCGACGCGCCTTGGTGGGGCCAAGGCTGCCTTAGGTGTACCCTCAGCGCACATGGAGCCGCGGAAAGGCTCGCCGCAGCAAGCTGCCGAATACTGCAAGAAGGCCGACAGCCGAGTGGACGAGGGCGGGCCATTCGAGTACGGACATCTACCCGCCGGCCCTGGCGATAGAACAGATCTTAAGACCGCCGCAAAAATAATTGAGGACGGCGGAGACATGAAGGCAGTCGCAGAGTTAGCGCCGACTGCCGTAGTCAAATATTGGCGCGGGCTCGAAAAATTAATCGAGCTCAAAACCGAGAACGAGCCCGACCGCGACCCTGAAGTCTATCTACTTATCGGGGCGCCTGGCACGGGCAAAACCCGCTACGCATACACCGAGGCGCCAGACTTGTATCCTCTCGCGTCCACGCGACCCGAATGGTGGGACGGATACACTGGTCAAGACACGGTCTTAATCGACGACTACGACCGCGAGACCGCACTACCATATGCGCGCCTGTTGCGCGTGCTTGACCGCTACCCTCTCAATCTCCCTATCAAGGGAGGACATCGACGCGCGGAATTCCGCGTGATTTACATCACCTCAAACAGCGGTCCCGAGGACTGGTATCCCGGGAAGGACCTCGCTGCATTGAGGCGTCGGGTGACGGAAGTGATACGCTTCTAAGGAGCGTCACCGTCACCAGGTGGTGGGTAATACTATCCACCACCTGAGTTTCGCAATTATATTTAGCGGGGGTCGAGTTCCACGAGACCCCCGCACTGGTTATCCCTATAAAACAGCGGGGCCAACAGCGGGCCCAGCGCTCAGCTTCGCAACTAGCTCCCTGGACGCCACTGCGTGGCGTCTTTAGAGCAGGTCCGACACGGACTGCTACGTTCGGCCATGTCCACTCGTGCCATGGCTTCGATACTCAACCAGACGAACGTATCGGTCGTCGCCTTTTTGCGACCATCCCGGAACCAACCCAAAAAATTGGTTACGAATAAACCCCTTGACGGTTCCCATAACGGTCCTACGAGGCCGCGGGGTAGACAGGAGCAAAGAACTCCACATAGTATGTCAACTTGACATCTGCATAAACATATGGCAAAGCATTCAGCGTGCCGCCAGATCCGTCGCCTAAGAGGCTATTCGCAAATAACACTAAGTATTGCTCAGAATTCGGATTACCAGCGACAGAAGATTGATAATCCTGCGGCCAGATGTAGTGCGTGGTATTCGTACCATACAGTATGCCCCTGAAATCGTCGTGCAAACGCTTCATCTTGACATATCCCTTGCAAAGCGAACTCCTCGAATCCCATCCAGCCGTTGCCTGACTTACCGCGACAGATGAACTGTTACGCACTATCCGACGAGTTTTATGATACCCATCAGCAGGATACTCGTTGAACGTTAGATCATTATTCGCGGTGAACAACGAAGACACATTATTAGGACCGACGATCGTACCTACGTCCATGAAAATCGCAATATCAGAGACAGCACCAATGTCAGATGTATAGAACCGGACCTCATACTTGCACCCGTGGACCATGTACTGGCCGAATAGAGCCGACCATTGATCGAACCCCCGGGGCTGATGGCCGCCCCCCGTTACGTCCGGATCGAAGAGCGAGTTGAGACAATAGACGTAATCGGCCGTCCCGTCCGTGTGAGGAGTGTTCACTATCTGGACGATGTCCCAGTACGGGAGCTTTACCATCATCCGGGCCGGGAGCACTTGCCTTGGCATCCTTACCATCTTGTATCCCTTGGAGTACTTCTTCCGGCCCGTCATCCGTTTCCTCGTCTTCTTCGCGTAGCGCTTGAAGCGCCGCGAATATTTTCTCGAGCTTCGCGTCGAGCGACTCGAGCGTAACTTGCGACGGGGAGGCATTCGTAGACATAGTCGCACAATTTAGCCGTAGAAATTTTTCTAATACGAAAATAAACCACGATGACTTCACGTGGATGGTGCTTCACATCGTTCAGCGTGGACCAGCCGCGCTGGGACGAGACCAAGATGAAATATCTCATCTTCCAACTCGAAGAGTGCCCAGATACCGGGCGCCTACACTTTCAGGGTTACTGCGAATTTACCCAACCGACGC